TGCCGGATGATTGGTGGAAACTTAGCTTTTCCCGCCCGGCTGAATTTACCGTTGACGAGGGACGCATGCGAAAGGCTGACCTTGATGACTTACGGGCCGGAGTCATTACCAACCAAGACATAGTTGAGCGGCGCGGCGGCAACTATGAAGACATTATCACACAGCGAGCCAAAGAGCTTGCCATGCTCAAACAGATAGCCGAGGAATATGGCCATGATGTGAGCGAGCTTTCAATCTTAACCAAACCTGGCGACATAGTGCCGGAAAACACCAACACAGAACAACCCGATGAACAAACAGACATGGTATAACATCACTCCGGCTGTCGATGATTCCACCTCTGCCGAGGTGTCAATCTATGACGCAATTGGAGGATACGATATAAACGCAAAGCAATTTGCGGAAGAACTAAAAGGAATTGAAGCGGAGACAATCCACCTCCGTATCAATTCCCCAGGCGGCAGCGTCGTTGACGGCAATGCCATCTTTAACGCGCTTAATCGCCACGATGCAAAAATCATTACCCACATTGACGGACTCGCTGCCAGCATGGCATCAGTCGTGGCAATGGTAGGTGACGAGGTGCATATGGCAGACAACGCCCTAATGATGATTCACAACCCTTGGACAATAACCATGGGCGATGCCGATGACCTGCGTGCCGATGCCGAACTGCTCGACAAGATGAGCAACAGCATCATCAATGCCTATTCCCGCAGCCAATACGAGGCCGAGGAAATCAAGGACTTGATGGACGCAGAGACATGGTTCACCGCTCAGGAGGCATACGACGCCGGACTGATCGACCACATCGAAACAGGCCTGCGGGCTGCTGCTTCTGACATCACGGCACTTGCCGAGGGATCAGAGTTGCACGTTCCCGCTGAAAAGCAGATTGCATCACTCACAAAGCAGCTTGAGGCAGTTGCCAAAGCTAGCGAGCAAACATCCGGCGAACTTGCCGAGCAGATCGTGGTCAACCAAGAGCTACAAGCCAAGATCGACGAGGCACAGGCCAAAGTTGAGGCAGCGGAAGTTGCCAAGGCAGAGGCCGAGGCTAATGCTGAGAAGCTCGCCGCCGAGGTCGAGACACAAGCCGCCGAGCTTGAGGCCAAGGATGCAGAGATTGAGGAAGCAAAGGAAGTGACGGAAACTGCCGTTGCAGCCAAAGCAGCCGAGATCGTTCAAAGCGTCGCTGTTGAGCCTGTTGCCGATACTGGCGACGATAATATCAAGACCGAAGTTTCCCGTGACGAATTTAATGCAATGTCACCGCACAAGCGCACTGAGTTTTCCAAGCGTGGAGGCAAAATCATCAACGACTAGACCAATGGCAAAAGCAAAAAAAGCAGCAAAGAAAACGGCGGCACAAAAGCCCGCCGCATCCAGCAATGAGCTGGTCAAGACAATCTCCGAGGTGCAAGCCTTGACAGAAAAAGAACAACAAGCCTTCCGCGAAGCGGGTGGCACAACCATTCAAGATTAACAACCAACCAAAATTAAATTATGGCCAATACACTAACCAACCTGATTCCAGACGCATACGCCGCTCTGGATGTCGTATCACGCGAGCTGACGGGAGCAATCCCCGGCGTGCAGCGTGACGCAAGCGCTGACCGCCTTGCCACCAACCAGACCCTTCGCTCTGCCGTTACTCCGGCAAACGCTGCGGCTGACTACACACCCGCCATGAGCGTGCCAAGTGCCGCTGATGAGGTGATCACCAACAAGACTTTGACCCTTTCCAAGAACCGTTCAGTTGCGTTCTCATGGACTGGTGAGGAGGCTTACGGAATGGATCAAGGCCCCGGCTTCCTCAACATCCGTCAAGACCAGATCGCGCAAGCGTTCCGCACCTTGACCAATGAGATGGAGAATGACCTCTGCGACGCAATCGCTGACGGTGCTTCCCGCGCCTACGGAACTGCTGGCACAACGCCTTTTGCTTCCAGCCTAATCGACTCTGCAAACGTCCGCAAGATTCTCGACGACAACGGCGCACCGCCAAGCGCACGCTCGCTTGTCATCGACACCGCCGCTGGCGCTAAACTTCGCACCCTTGGCCAACTGACCAAGGCGAACGAGGCTGGCTCTGCAATGACCCTTCGTGACGGTGAGTTGATGAACATGCACGGATTCAGCGTCCGTGAGTCTGCTCAGATCAACAACGACGCTGTTGGAACTGGAGCAAGCTACCAGCTCAATGGCGCGCTTGCAGTCGGTGACACCACCGTGACCGTTGACACTGGCTCTGGAACCATCCTTGCCGGCGACATCGTGACCATCAGCAACCACAAGTATGTTGTGGCCACCGCTCTGTCTGGCAATGACTTCACCGTTGCCGCTCCTGGCATCCAAGAGGTTGTTGCTGACGACACCGCAGTGACCGTCAACGCAGCCAGCGCCCGCAACTTGGCATTCAGCCAAGACGCTGTGACGCTCGCCACTCGCCTGCCCGTGTTCCCGCGTGAGGGTGATCTTGCCATTGACAGCGAGGTCATCACCGACCCACGCACTGGCATCAGCTTTGACCTTCGCGTCTATCCTGGTGACGGAATGGTGCTATACCGCGTTCACGCTCTCTGGGGCTGGGTGGTCAACAAGCCTGAGCATGCCGCTCTGCTGCTTGGGTAATCATAACAAATCCAAGGCCGTCACCCTTCACCGGGTGGCGGTTTTTTTGTGCCTGAAAAAAGTCAAAAAGAATTCTTTTCTTTCTCTGGTTTATGGGTAAATTTCAGTCATGAAACCGATGCTTGCAAAACACTACGACCACACCGAGCCGGAAGGCTGGTGGATGAGCGAGAAATTTGACGGGGTGCGTGCCATCTGGAACGGCAGTGAGTTCATCAGCCGCAATGGCAAGCCGCTCAAAGCGCCGCAGCAGATGATTGACCAGATGCCCAAGGGCGTGGTTTTAGATGGCGAGCTGTGGGGCGGGCGCGGTAGCTTTCAAGCATCCGTCGGCAAGATCAGGCGTGGCGACTGGCAAGGCATCAGCTACATGGTATTTGATACCATCACGGAATCGCCATTTGAGGCACGACAAGCCACGCTGACGGCTTTGAGCCTGCCTGACTGGTGCAAGGTCGTTGAGCATGTCAAATGCGCTTCAGACGATCACCTTGACGATTACGAGGATGCCGTGCTGACCAAGGGCGGCGAGGGCGTCATGCTCCGCAAACCCGGATCACTTTACCAGCACAAGCGCAGCGATGAATTGCTGAAACTCAAGCGCGGGCGCTGTGATGAAGCTGAGGTTATCGGATATGATTTTGGCACGGGCAGAAATGCAGGCCGCGTCGGGGCATTGCTTGCCCGCTACGCCGGGCAGGTTTTCAAACTTGGCAACGGGCTTAGTGATGACCAGAGGGAAGCGCCGCCCGTGATCGGCAGCACGGTCACGTTCTCATTCTTTGAATTGACCACAGGCGGCAAGCCACGTTTCCCTGTGTTTATCGGCGTGCGCGACTATGAATGATTGACATCCCGCCCGCTTTGCTTAGTATGTAAGGCATGGGCAAATTCAATCAATTTGTAAGGACGGGGCTGGTTGACAGCCTCCGCGTCATAGGCGAGCCAGCCAGCATCGGGGGCAACCAGTTCACCGCCGCCTTTGACGATTCTGAGATGGACGTGACGCGCCACATTTACGGCGATGACGATGAGGTCACCACAGAGGCAACTTGTCTCAAGTCAGCCCTAAGCAACACGCCGAGAATAGGCGAGACGCTCACCAGGATTGATCACCGCAAGACTTATGTGATCACAGAGGTGCAGCAAGATGTTGAGAGCTACAGGCTAACCATGAGAGCAAAAGATGCCTAAAAAATCCACATACGGGAAAAACAACATTGGCATTGATGACTCTGAATTTCAGAGGAAGGCAAAAAAGCTTGTTAAAAAATATGGCATCAGTGAAAAAGAATTTATAAAAGACCAATCGAGACTCTTGGCGAGAGAGGCGGCAAAGTTCACCCCTCCATTTGCGGTTTTTCCTAGCTGGGACAGGGGAACGGCAGTGGGATCAAAAGCGGATATTGAACATGGCGAATGGGCTATTTATTACGACTTAAAAAAGATATTTGCCCCAGTGGGTGACGACACAATCACAAAAAAACTTAAATACTATAAAGGTGGCCCGGTTTATAGACGGGGGGCAATAGTTTTTGCTGGGATTGCTCGCAATGTAAGCGAGATGAAAAAATGGCACTCAAATAATAAAAGGGCCAACGGGAGGACAAGAGACTTGCCCAGCAATGGGGCAATGCTTTGCGGGTGGTCGTTGTTTAATAAGTATGCCAAAACACAGCAGAAGAAGGCAGGCATTGCCAAGGCTGCTTTCTGGAAAGCCTCTCTTGGTTTTGGTGGTAAAAGCCCAGCCACGCCAAAGATCAAACGACACTTGGCAACCACAAGCGGCAGCGGAATCATGGTAAAAACACGCAAGGGGCATGATGGGAAGATCACGGCAAGGGCTGACGGACTATTTCATACCATGAGATTCTTGCCGCACCTTAGAAGGAACAGACTAGAAAAAGCAGTTAAGCGCCTTGAGTATATCGGCAAGAAAGTCGCAAAAGAGTCCGGCTTTAAGGTGCGTTGACATTTCGCCACATTTAAGATATACAATCAGCCATGCCAGCAACCACAGACGAGGAAGTTTACAATTTTGAGGGAAACCTTGAAACGTCATTTTATGATTTTCTGCTGGCAAACGGTATTGAGCTCATGACAGCCAATAACCCGGAGCGCCTGAGTGATGACTTCGTGGGCGTGCAGGTCAGCATACTGGGGCTGCATGAGGATGAGCATATGAGCGCCAAGCCGAGCGGCGACCTTGAATATGATCATTACAACTACAGCGTAGATATCACGATCCATACAGACCGCAACGAGAACGCAACTCCGGCGGCTCAGTTCAGCCGCTACCACCGCGAGCTTGTCGCCAAGGTTCGGAACCTTTTGAGCATTTCCCGCGCCGCCCAGGTGGCAAGCCTCAATGATCAGATCACATATTACTGGATCAACCGCCTTATCCCGGCAGAGACAACCTACATGGCACACGATACCAGCTTTGACGAAACGGTGCTGACTTTCGAGGGGGATTTTTCAATCCTTGACGATGCTTGGCCCGCCTGACTTTTTCAATATTGACAAACAGCATACCGCTTGTTTTAATAATCTCACAAACTAAACACCATCCAACATCATGGCAATTCCATATAATTCCGTAGCAAACCAACCACAAGGTTTAGAATCCGTCACCATCAACTTGATCAGCTATGTGGTTGACTCTGTTGACCTATCATCGAAAGAGAATCGCATCATTTCCCGCACCGACGCCAATGGCGACCGTGCTGACTTTATGATCCGCGAAGGTGGCGACCAGATCACAGGATCAATGACCCTGCAACGTGCGCTCGACTCAACCGTGCTTCCCGCCGAGGGCGAGGAGTTCACCTATGACTTTGACCGCAGCGGCACAGCCTCAACGCTTGTCGTTTCATCCGTATCCGTTAACAGAGGAAAAGACGATTTTGACACCTTTGACATCGGCGTTGTCCTTGTCACTTACCAGGCATAAACAATGAAAATCAAGCTCACTAAAGATCACTCCATCAGGGGCAAGGTTGAGGAAGCTGATACCATCGTTGACGTGCATGAGGGCGTTGCCAATGACTTGATTGACCGGGGCATTGCAACCAAGCCGTCAAAGCCTGCCGCCAAGAAAAAGGGCAAGTAACCCGCCGACAGTTTAGTTTTAAAGATTAGCCTTGCTCGCCTGCGTCGCGGGCAAGGCTTTTTTAATTACAATGACCATACAGGAAAAATACCAAGCAGAGAGGGAGCGCATTGAGCGGAACCGCGCACTTGATTGGTCAAGCTTTTCCATCGAGGTCACCGTGCTGGGCGAGCGCCTTGTGCCGATGACCGTGCAAACATGGTTTGATTTGCTGGCTGTGAAGTCACCAATCATTTATGACAATGAGCCAACGGTCGAGTCAGTCATTGACTACATTTGGCGTAACAGCAAGCGGCACACGAAAAACAAATGGCTCAGAGAGTGGCGGCTTTTCTGGATACAGGGCCGGGTGATGAAGGCCATGAAAAATTACAAATCCATTGAAGCCGCTGTCAAAACCATCAATGAGCACTTTAAGATGTCGATTGATGAGTTTCCGGCTGATTCAAGTGTGGCCACGGCACGCAAGGTTAACGCCATGAGTCCTACAACGGGCGAGGCATCAATGGTTGATGAGATCGCAAGCCGCTATTCCATGAATCCCACTGACGTGCTAAAGATGCCATTGCGCCAGGCGTTTGCATTGCAGCGCGTGATCCGCCTGGTTACAATTCCAAACTACAAAATCCTTGAGCCTGATTCTCTGCGTAGTATAAAATCCGAATATATTAGAAGTTTAAACAATGGCAAAAAGTGAAATTGAAATGGGAATGTCGCTTGACTCATCAGGAGTCAAGGCAGGCATTGAAAAAACCAAGACACGCATTGGCGCTTTTGCCGATGATGTAAAGCAGCGGTTTGGAAAGATACAAGCATTGTGGGGCAAGATGTTTGCTGCCACGATTGGCTTTGCTGGCTTCAAGAAGGCGATTGATCACTTGGTTGACATGAAAAGGTCGGCAGACCGTCTTGGCGTAAGCGTTGAAATGTTCCAACGGCTTGCTCACGCTGCAAAACAGGTCGGTGTTGATACTGATAGGCTGGCTGATGCGATGAAAGACTTGGACGTGAAGTTACAGGATGGCATCATGCGGGGCGGGTCATTTGCTGAGTTGATGCAAGAGCTTGGTTTGAATATGGAAGAACTTGCGGCGATGCCTGCGGATCAAAGGATGCTGGCTTTTGCCGACGCCATCCAAAACGCATCAGGAAGCTTAAGCCGGTTTGGCGCAGACGAGTTTGGCGATGCCATGTTTGAAATGCTCCCACTGCTTGAAATGGGCAGTAAAGGCATTTTGAAACTTGGCGAGGATGCAACAATTTCCTCGGACGCTCAGATTGCAGCAGCAGAGAGAACATCCCAATTCTTGGATAGTAAGCTGTCACAGATCACAACAACCTTGTCAAACTGGGTGGCAAATGGGGTTCAGCTTTTTGAGTGGCTGATTGCCGGATTGGCTCAAGCAGTCATTGAGATTGGCAATGTGTTATCCCCAATGGGAGGCATGCTAAAAGGTATATTCACCTTGGATTTTGACCTGTTTAAAAACTCTTTCAACCAAGTTGTTGACAACCTTGAGGGTTCGCTTGGAAGGGTTAAGGATGCCATGAACGAGGTGATGGATGAACAAATCCAAGCCGAGCGCGTGGCAAAACACAAACAAGGACAGGATGCAATGACCGCCGCCGAGAGAGCAAGGCTAAAGGCAGTTATTGACGGGGAAAGAAAGTTGACGGCAGAAAGGCAAAAGGAAAATAAAAAATGGCATGAATTCCATGACAAGATCGTGGCAGAGGAGCGCAAGCGGCAAGCGATATCAATGACTGCTCAGGAGAAGCTCAACGAAACAATAAAACGCAGGGTCGCACTTGAAAAAGAGCTTAAAGACCTTGATCCATTCGACGCAGCAACACAACAAAAGCAACTTGAGTTATCAAAGCTTTTAACAAAAGAGCTTGAGTTACAAAAAGATGCTGCAAAAGAAGCAGTTGAGGCGAAAGAGGCGGCAAATGAGGCCGTCATGAAACAGCTTGAAGCGGAAAGGCTGATTGCTGACATGGCGGGTGACATGAACAAGGTTCAGGCATTAGAGCAAGAAATTCAAAGACGCCAAGACATCAAAGATTTGATGGATGCGGGGATTGATAATGAAGAAGAAGCGGCCCGCCTGGTTGATGAAAAGAACAACCGCCTCAAGCGGCAGAAAGACCTAGAACTTGATCTGCTGGAAGCGCAAGCCAATGGCAACGATGCGCTAGCACATGAGTTGCAGAATCGCATAGATAAAGAGCAAGAGGCCATCGACTTGATGGCTG